ATTATTTCAGCTACATTTGGTAGTTTTTCTACATGAGTTAAATAGACTTTACCTTTTGCATAATCAAAAGTTCGTAAACCTTTTCCATCATTTGTATCTTTGTGACATTCGAACTTGTGAGGACACCATGTACAATCTCTCGGTAGTTTCATGTTCCCTGATACTCCATCTGGAATAGGCTGATAACAATACTCTGGTGGTGTCTTTCTCTTCATAGCCTGTTTAACTTCTTTTATTCTATGAGTTATATTTGGCTTTTCTAAATCATCAGGAATAAAAACAGTAAGCTCTCCTGTTTCTTTATTCATTACTAAGAACCCACCATTGTTTGTTTTCTCTGCTTTCTCATAGCCGGCTAACTGCGATAAGTAACCAAAGGAGTCATGTTGAGCTAATGTACCATCTTTAAACTTTTTAAATGCATAGCCAGAAGCAGTCTTAACATCTATTACTTCACCATCTATCACGCTATCCATATGTCCTTTTATACCTGACACAGTAACTTCTTTTTGTTCTGACTGAACAACGTGTCCGGATAACCTAACAAAAAACAAAAGTAAAACCTCAAGTAAATGACCATATAAAAACTTGATATAAGTAGGAGCATCTATTTGTTCTTTATCCTGCTCGGTGTTCAAGTCATACCATAGTCTACGTAAAGGTCTACCAATGTTAGACATACGTAATCCATTCTTAGGTCTATCTACAGGAGTTGCCCAATGTCTAAGAGCATCTTCCATATCTCTTCCAAACTCCTCGTACATTCGTTCCGGAATATCAATAGCTTCATCATCATTCAGAACTTCTATAACTTCGTATATATCCTGTACAAGAGTATCTAAAGTTTTATTATTCTTCATCCTTGATTTCCTTAAATGCTTTTATAACGTCAGTAGAAAAAAGCTTTTGTAAATTTACTAAGTACATTCTACTGGCGTTGCCATCTCCACCTGATACAGTTTTAAACGTATCAAGTTTATCGACTATCTTTTTAAGTGTATCTGTTTTAAATACTAAGGTGCAGTACTCTTCGTCACCTATGCACAGATTATGAAACCAGTAGTCAGACTCTGTAGCTCTTATGCCCGAAGGCTTGTTCCAACACTCATACTCGATGCAGATATTACCTGTGTTCTGCCATATATCTCTTTCTGATTTTACTTCTACTTTTTTATTAGTTAGCATGTCTGCTATCTTTTCTTCTCTTATTTCTCCATAAGTTAAATCAAGGTCAAACTTCTTTCTGTTTTCTTTAGTGGGTTTCATTCCAACTATCTCCTATTTTGTACTCACCGGTAAGTGGGCATCTTAGGTTGTACTCTTTAGATGCTTGTTCTATGCACCTAACTGCTAGGGCTCCTACATGTTCGGCTTGTTTCTCTGGGACCTCTACTTGCCATTCATCATGAATATTACCTACTATTTTTGCAGGTATAGTTTGTAATCTTAACAGGTTGTCAAATAGAATCAAGGCTTTTTTCATAACAATTGCACCGCCACCTTGAAGTAAAGTATTTAGTGCAGCATGTTTGTGTCTTAACCATATCTTCCTTCCATCTAATCCTTTTAAATATCCTTTCGTAGCTGCTCTGTCAACTCGTTCTTTAAGAGCTCTAAATGAAGGCTGACTATCGAGGAAAGATTCTCTAAGTCGTTTACCATCTGCTCTGCTTCCTTGCACGATTGAACCAAGCTTTTCATCTCCTGCTCCGTAAATGAGTGCATAGATGAATGTCTTTGCCTTATCTCTTGATTCAAGTCCTGCAGATTTTTGGTTAGTTGTATGTATATCTCCGTTGATAATTTCATTAATATATTCCTCGTTAGCCATATAGTGTGCTAACATTCTTAGTTCTAATCCACTTGCATCTATACCTACAAGTTTGTGACCTTCTGCTACTGTCCAACATGCTCTACAATCATCACCAAAAGGAGAATATACTCCGGGAACTTGAGCCATGTTTGGATTTCTATGAGACATTCTTCCGGTTATAGCTCCGGTTGAGATAACCGCTCCATGCACACGTCCATCTTCTTCAACTGCTTCTACCCAAGATTTAACTTGAGCTAGTCGCTTTTGATACAGTAAAAAGTCAGCGATAAGTTTTGCTTCTTTTATATGTGTGATTTTCTTTAAAGTATTTTCATCTACAATTGGTTGACCTGTAGGAGTAAACCTTGAGGGTTTCCACCCAAAGTCAATTAAGTATTCTCCTATTTGTTTACGAGAACCTAGATTAAATTCTTGTAGATGTTTTCTCATAAAAGGTTTTATATTTTTTGTAGCTACTCTTTCATTGTATTCTTCTTCACTAAGACCTACTTTTGAAAGAGTCCCATCTGCTTTTAGTTTAGGTGTAACTAATTTATCATCTACCCATTTAGGTTTAAATGTTGCATGTACTTCTTCCACAGTTTCTTTTATCTTACAATTTAAGTCAGCTAATAAAAGACTTGCTTTTTGTTCATCAAATAAAAATCCATTCTCTTCTTGTTGTTTTAGAATGTGGGTGACTTGATGTTCTAACTTTATACTATCCATAGAAAAGCCCACAGATTCTTTTTTAAGATGGTCGAATAATAATTTATTTAGCACCACATCTTGAATACAATATTTAAGAGTATCTTTTGTGTAGGTAGTAAAGTCTTCTGGAGGAGCGGACTTGGCGACTCCTAGTTTGTTACCCCACACCTCAAGCGAATGACCTTTTTCTCTCACAGGATTTAAGAGTCTAGAAAGCACTAGGGTATCTATAACTTTATCTTTATGCCACAGATTAACACCATGTAGTCTTTTTATAACCGGTATATCAAACCCAATAATATTATGACCAATGAGTTTATCTGCCTTAGATAAAAAAGATATACCCTCGTCAATAGTTCCATCTATTATATCGAAGGTATATTGCTTATCATTTTCATCTATAGCTACAATACAATGTACCTCAGTTGGAGTCAAAGAGTCGGCTTCTATATCAAATACTAATTGCATAGTTAAAATGGAACGTCCATGTCTGTTAATTCTGTATTAAGAAGTTCTTTATCTTCGTATTCAGATAACCTTCCAGTATCTTTATCATACACTAAAGATGTAGCCAAGCCAACATCCCCTGTGTATCTTGATTTAAGAATACGAAGTCTTGTGGTGCGAGCCTCAAGTTCATCTTCTGACTGTTGATTTCTCTCTAGAGCAATGACACAATCAGATAATTGAGCAATAGCATTGGACCCACGAAGATGTGATAAACTAACGCTTACTCCATTTTCGTGTCCTTTATCTCCGGATACCCTACGCAAGTGGGATACCAAGATGATACCTGCACCTGTTTCCTCAACCAGACTTCGCAACCTAGTCATTATAGAATCAATTGCTCTACGTTCATCACCCTCTGTCGTAGCTGATACAAGCATGTGGAGGTGGTCTACGACTACCCAACGACAATCACAACCAACAATCAGATAACGAAGTTTAGAGAATATATCTTCTATATCATTCGTGCCAAAGTGAGCATGAATAAATACTCTATCGGAACCAAAGGTCTTATCAAACATACGCACTAAGGCATCTTCTTCGTAACTCTCTCTAATGTGGTCAATGTAGAGTCGAGCATCAGCTTCAATAGATAAAATACCATCGACTGTCCTTCGCCAATCCTCTTCAAGGGCTATTATACCCACGTTATCGTTGGTTTTATTTATAAGCCAATGCTCTAGTTCTCTAGTTACTGACGACTTACCCAAGCCTGTACCGCCTGTTAAAGTCATTAGTTCGCCTTGACGAAGACCAACAAGTTTCTTGTTTAGTCCATGCCAAGGATAAGGTACACTCTCTTTCTTTTCACGTTCTAAAAAAGAATTTTTCTTGTCAGACACTCGGATAATACCACTTGGAGTATATACCTTTGCGTCCCACCAAGCTCTAGTAAAATCACTATGTAAGTTTTTTCTAAGCATGTCGTTGGCATCTTTGTACCCATTAGGAATGGTAGCAATACGAGCTTTACGTGGCTTAATTATACTAGCAACTTTACGTGCAGCTTCTTTTCCTTGTTTATCATTATCAAAACAAATGACTACATTCTCAAAGCTTTC